CTGGTTTAGCAAGCCCAAATACTTTTGGAACAATCTCAGCACCATCGGTTACAAGCCAATCACCCAATGCGGGTACGCCATCATTCACAGTTAGCTTTTCCACATCTACCGCAGGCATTGTTAACTATGTTGAAGTTTGGTATTCCGCATTTGCAAGCCCTACAACAGCGCAAAGATTGTTTGCTGGTACAAGTGCCATTCAATCTGATGGAACGCCTTATTTACCATCTACGGCGCTTACAGTAACACTTACTGACATTGCCGCTGGCAATTGGTATTTCTTTACACGCATGGTCAACAATATTGGCTCTAGCGTGTTTAGTTCTGCATCTGCTGTATTTCAATGGCGACCAACCACTTTTACCTATGGCAATCAATATTTGATTGTTGCGTATGGCGATGATTTGGTTGGCACAAACATTTCAAGTTCGCCAATTGGTAAAAATTATTATGGGTTGTATAACTCAACATCAACCACATACAGTTCAACAGCATCAAACTACACATGGTATTTAGCGCAACCTACTTTTGGTTCAGTCAATAAACTTGCTTACATAAACCGTACAGGCAGAAAATTTAGCTTTGGAACAGCGCCAGCAGGATACGCGGCAACAACAGCGGCTTATGTGCCATTAAGCATATACGACAATTCTTTATGGTCTGCTTTGCCTGATGGCACAAACTATATTGATTTGGATGTGCGTACTGGTCAACTTACACGCACAGGCACAACATCTGTGGGGTCAGGGCAAATTGCAATTACCAACAATCCCGATGGCACTATGGTTGGTTCGCTTGCTCAATTTCTTAATTTTGGTGGCGCATCAACATACACAAGTGCCGTTTCTACATTGACAATTGACATTTATGGTCGTGTTGTTGGAATTATCCCACCTGATTCTTTTTACTATACATCCGAAGACTTTACCGCTACGGCTGGTCAAACTGTATTTACACCAACTGCTAGACAAGCTGGTTACATAACTGGACAAGATTTTGTTTATCGTAATGGCGTGTTGCTTGATACAAGTGAATATACCGAAACAAGCACAACAGTTACATTAAGTAATGCTTGCGCTGTTAATGATTATGTTGCCATTGTTTCTTTTAGAAGCGTTGCGGCATCTGTTACTTATGAAGATTTGGGTTTGTTGTATTCAAGCGGCACAGGCACAACAACATTAACCTACACAAATTTGCCTCATGTAACCATTCAAGTGGGTGATAAATTAACTTTCAGCAACACAGGAATACCAACCCAATATACAGTTTCATCAATTAATTACACAACCAAACAAATTGTGTTTACTGGAACATTTACTGCAACTGCTGGAAATTCTGTTTATCGTTATCGCGCATTAGGTTCAACATATCCATCATTTAGCCGTTGGACAACAACGCTATCGTCAGCGACTTCATATACGCCAACCACATTCCAAATTATTTCAGGTTCAGAATTGTTATTTTTGAATGGTACTGTTGTAAATGACCAAGATTACGATTTGTCTAGCAACACAATCAGTAATTTTCCTGCAACTGCATCAGGAAACTTAACTATTATTCAATGGTCGCCCAATAATCAAGGCGTTCCAAATGGTTTGCCAGCGGCAATTTCAACATTTACATCTAATGGAACATCTGTTTATAACTTCAGCTATACACCAGCATATTTTGAATTATTTGGAAATGGTGCGTATTTCCGTCAAGGTACAGATTACACAACGGCAACAGGCTCATATACGCTTGTTCCAACACCCGATAACAGCACCACAGTTCTTGTTCAACAAACTTTTAACGCATCAGGGGCGGCATAATGACTCAAGCATTTAATCTTTCACAATTAGCTAACAACATAAATACAAGCGGACAGCTTAATGCGGCGGCAGGCTTGTATAACCAAGTTCCAGTAGCTAACGGCGGTACTGGCGCATCAACTTTGGCATCAGGCGCGGTTGTGCTTGGCGCGGGAACAAGTGCTGTCACAACAGTACCAGCGGCGACAAGCGGCAATTTGTTAACAGCAAACGGAACGGCTTGGGTATCTCAAGCGGCAAGCGGAACATATCCTGTTTATAACGTCTTTACATCGCCCGGCACATGGACAAAACCAGCAACTGTTAAAGGCATTATTGTTACTGTTGTGGGTGGTGGTGGCACTCCAGTTACAAACCCAGTATCACCAACGACTTATACAGCAGGCGGCGGCGGCGGCGGTGCGGCTCAAAGACATTATCCAGCGGCATCTTTACCGGGTCCACAGCCATATACAGTAGGTTCGGGCGGCGCAGTTGGCGCATCAGGTGGAACTTCATCTTTTGGCGTTGCGCCTGCAACTGTTTTGACTGGAACTGGCGGCGCATTTGGGGGTAGTGGGGGGGGTGCAACCATTACTATTGTTACAGGAGTTGCAGGGGGAGTTGGTTCAAATGGTAATTTAAATATTCCCGGCAGTTCTAGTGCAACTGCATTTGTTACACCATCTACGCCTGCTAATAATCTTATTGCAACAAATGGCGGCGACAGTTTTTTGGGTACAGGTGGAATAGGAAGTGCTGGCGGTGGCAGTCCAACAGGAATTAGTGGCGGCAATGGCGGCGGTTATGGCGGCGGCGGCGGCGGTGCCCGTGGTGCAAGTGCAACTGGTGGTGTTGGCGCTTCGGGAGTAGTTATTATTGAGGAGTTTTATTGATGAAGGCACTTATTTCATCTATTGAACCAAGACAAACTGGATACAGAGTTTGTCAAGTATGTGAAAATGACAAAATTTTTCCTGTTGCAGATTCAATGCAATGGGTTGATTGCGATGATACAGTTAAGGCAGATATGTTTTGGTATGACCCTGCTGACCAAACAATCAAGCCTAATCCACAAAACATTACAGAGGAATAAATCATGTGCGACAAACTCAGCCAATTTGCCGTTGAAAAATATGTGCATTTAAAAAATTTTCTTGCAAAAGAATCGTGCGCTGAGTTAACCGCAGAATTAAAACGTCTTGTAAACCAACAAAAGACAATGCAAGACACGCAATGCCCAAAATCTGAAGCCATCCACGGCGCAATGGTTTTTGATAAATTGCTTGTTGATTTGTTGCCGCATTTTGAAAAAGCGTCAGGCAAACGCCTATACCCAACTTATTCTTACGCACGACTTTATGCGCCTGATGAGGTTTTAACCATCCACACAGACCGCGAAAGCTGTGAGATAAGCGCAACCCTTACCCTTGGGTTTGAAGGCGATGTGTGGGGCATTTACATGGGCGATGAAGGCAAGCAAAACGCAACCCGCATTGACATGGAAGTGGGCGATGCTGTGCTTTATCGTGGCATGGAAAAGCATCATTGGCGCGAACCATACACAGAGGGCAAATGGCAAGCGCAAGTGTTTTTGCATTACGTTGATGCTGATGGCAAACACGCTGAATGGAAGTTTGATAAGCGCCCTGCACTTAACTTGCCACCGCCTGATGAATTAAAGCATTGGATATACACCGACATATTGACAATCGAAGCCTGTGATTCGTTAATCAGGCTGTACACCAAAGACGAAATACCCAAAGAACCGCCTGTAATTGGTGCTGGTGAAGGTGCAATTAACTTGGAAGTGCGAAATGTTAAGCGGGTTATGTTGCCAACCTATAAAGACATTGGCGGCAGACTTGCGGCGGCTGGCTTGGCGGCTAACCATCAGGCATGGAAGTTTGACATTACCCATGCCAATCAAGCTGAATTTCTTGCTTATCCTGCTGGCGGTCGTTATAAAGCCCATGTAGACACATTTATTCAGCATGGCGATGAATGCCGCAAGTTGACTGTTTTAGCGTTTCTCAACGATAATTTCAAGGGTGGAAAGTTCTTTTTGCAAAATGGGCAAGACAGATACTACCCACCGCAAAGCAAGGGGACTGTGCTTGTATTCCCATCGTTCATCATGCACGGCGTAGAAGATGTGACAGAGGGCGAAAGATACAGCGTAGTTTGTTGGATGGTAGGCAAATTCTTTAGGTAGCAAAAAATGACTTCACCAGTTTTGCAAGTTCGCAACATTAGCGACCAAGAACTCAAGGAAATGTTACGCGAGGCGGCAGAATGGGGTGCAAAAAGGGCATTGGCTGATATTGGCTTGCATGATGACCAAGCTGGCGAAGATGTTAAGGAATTGCGTGGGCTGTTGGAAACGTGGCGCGATGCCAAGCAAACAGCATTTAAGACTGCTGTAAGCTGGATTACCAAAGGCTTTTTGATATTGATTATTGGCGGCGTATGGTTCTACGCCAAAAAGGGGTAAGAAATTGACCCTTTCACGCTGGCACTTTCCGCAATAGCGGCAATTAAGCAAGGCGTTGCTCTTTACAAAGACATAAAACAAACTGGCGGTGAAGTCCACAAAATAACCAAAGAAATATCAGGTTACATAGGGCAATTTTTTGAAGCGCACGAAGAAGTAAAAAAAGAAGCTGAAGAACAAAAGCGCAATCCACCAAAAAACAAATCCATGCAAGCGCAAGCATTGGAAAATGTGTTTAACCAAATAGAATTGGAACGCCAAGCAGTTGAATTGCGCGAGTTTCTTATTTATCACGTTGACCCTGCGCTTGGTGCAGTTTGGACACGATATGAAGAAGAATTTGCACGACTACGCGAAGAAGCAGAGCAACAACGCTTAGAGCAAGAATCCAAGGCGAGGCAAGCGGCATGGCAACGCAGAAAAATGTTAAGCAATTTCCAAGACAAGGCGTTAATAATCGGCGCAACGATGATAGTTTTTACATACCTTCACCTGATGTTCCAAGCAATCAAACACATGAGGATAGCGAAGTGGGGTTCATAATTGCATTTATCAGTATGGTCATTGTGTTTGGCATACTTTTGCCGATAATGGGGTCAATGTATTTGGACATATTAGAAGCAAAACAGGAAACGAAACGACAGCAAGAGCAAGTGCAAAGATTAATTAATCAAACAAAGGAGAAATAATGGATTGGCTTAAACAAATTGCACCCACCATAGCTACGGCTCTTGGCGGTCCATTGGCAGGCTTGGCGGTAGATGCCATATCCAAAGCAGTAGGAATTGACCCAAAAGATGTTCAATCAACAATTGACCAAGGAAAATTATCAGCAGAACAAATTGCCGCATTAAAACAAGCTGAAATTGCAATGGCGGCTCGCGCACAAGAATTAGGTTTAGACTTTGAAAAGCTGGCAGTCGATGACCGCAAATCAGCGCGAGATATGCAAAGCAAAACGCAATCGTGGATACCCGGCACAATGGCAATGTTAGTCACCATCGGTTTTTTTGGCATCTTAATTGGCTTAATGACTGACCATTTCAAAACATCTGATGCGTTGATGCTAATGCTTGGTTCACTTGGCACAGCTTGGACAGGCATTATTGCTTTTTATTTTGGCTCATCTGCTGGCAGTCAACGCAAAGATGAGTTGTTGCACCAATCTGCGCCAACTAAATAAAAAACAACAAATTACTTTAAGATTCATTGTGTTGTCATTGATTTAGTTTAATTTCGGGCAACTTCAT